ATCGCCACAAAAATAGATTAAGAATAGACATGGACTGGGCAAATGAAGTAGCTGTAGACCAATATATAGTGGTTGAATGTTATAGAATCATAGACCCTGACACATATACTGATGTATATAACGATTACTTCTTAAAAAGATATGCTACTGCTCTTATTAAACAGCAGTGGGGCCAAAACTTATTAAAGTTTGAAGGTATGACAATGCCTGGTGGTGTTCAATTCAATGGTAGACAGATTTTTGAAGATGCCAAAGAAGAACTAGAGAAATTAAACGAAGAAGTAAGATTGAACTGGGAACAACCAGTCGATTTCTATACGGGATAAACTATGCCTAGGAATGTATATTTCAGTCAGGCAGTAAGATCCGAACAAAATCTATACGAAGACCTGATTGTAGAATCACTAAAAATATTTGGACAAGATGTCTATTATATACCAAGAACTCTTGTAGAAAGAGATACTATTTTAGGCGAAGATCCGGCATCTAGTTTTGATGACGCATATCTTATTGAAGCATACATTGAGAACCAAGATGGGTTCGAAGGTGCTGGAGATTTATATCAAAAGTTTGGGTTAGAAGTAAGAGATGAAGCAAACTTTATTATATCTAAACGTCAATGGGAAAGATTAATAGGTTTATATAATAACTCTTTGAATACTATAAAGCCGCAAGAAGGTGATTTAATATTCTTACCGATGTCTAATTCTTTCTTTGAAATAACATTTGTAGAACACGAAAAACCTTTCTATCAATTATCTAATTTACCAGTTTATAATTTGACTTGTTCTCTCTTTGAATATAGTGAAGAGAAATTTGATACTGGTATTTCTGCTGTCGATGATTTAGCGGCACTCGATGCTTATCAAACCACTTTAAAAGTTGGAGTTACAGCCAATGCACACTTTACTAAAGGTGAGATAGTATCACAAACATTAGTAGCTGCATCATCTGATTATTCACTCGGACCTCCAGTTGTAGGCACTGCTCCTATCGTAGTATCCGGTACAGTATCTAGTGTTAATAAACTATCTACTACATCGGCAGAAATAACTGTTATAAATGTAGGTGTAACTGGTGGAGATGGCACCATGAGAGAGTTTACAGTTTCTAATACTCTTGGTTTAGTAGGTGCAGAAAGTACTAATACTTGTTTAATAACTAATGTATATGATGTAGCAGATACACAATCATTTGCATTAGATAATACAGCACAAAATTATAACTTTGAAATAGAAGCTGATGGGTTCTTAGACTTTACAGAAAGTAATCCATTCGGCGACCCATCGGAGACTTACTAATGTTTGGAGGTCATTTCTATCATTCAACCATGAGAAAAGCCGTAGCAGTCTTTGGTACTATCTTTAATAATATTAGTGTTATTAGAACCAAAGCTGATGGCACCGTTTTAAATCAAATTAAAGTACCATTATCTTATGGCCCGAAACAAAAATTCTTAGCTAGACTTGACGGGTCTGCTGGAGCAGATGCTTCCATGGCAATGAAACTGCCTAGAATGGCGTTTGAAATCTCGTCATTAGAGCTAGATTCAACACAAAAATTAAGTAAAAGAAATACTATTACTGAATCTCATGCTTCAGATGTTACTAAAAAGAAAACTATTAAACATGAAGTTGCATATAATATTAATATGTCTTTATTTGTTTTGGCTAAAAATCAAGACGATGGTTTACAAGTAGTAGAACAAATACTTCCGTACTTTCAACCAGAATATACTGTTACTATAACACCAGTTACTGGTTTTGCGTATAAACAAGATGTGCCTATTATTCTTACAGGTGTTACTATAAGTGATGATTATGAAGGTGACTTTGTTACTAGAAGAGCACTAATATATCAACTTGACTTTACAATGAAAATGAAATTCTTTGGGCCTACTGGTAACCAAGGAGTTATTAGAGAAGTTAATATAGACTTTAATAATGACGCTGGTGGAGCAGAAATATTAGAGAATATGGACTTCACTATTACACCTTCTAATGCTGACGAGGATGATAACTTTACAGTTACTACTACAATTAGTTAATTGTTATGGATATAATTATGGATAAAAAAGATAAACTTACCGCGTCTCTAGCAAAGAACTTACCGACTATCAAACAAGATAGACCTATTAAGATTGATAAAGATGTCAAAGATGATTATGAGTTCTCGCGAGACACATATAAAAATTTAATAAAAACTGGAGTAAACTCTCTAGATGTTTTAGCTGAATTGGCTAGAGAATCAGAACACCCCAGAGCCTTTGAAGTACTATCTACTACTATTAAAAATTTAGGAGATACTACTGAAAAACTTATGACCTTACAGAAAAGTAAGAAAGAATTAAATAAGAAAGAGAAAGAAGAAGAAGAACAGAAACGTGTTACTAATAATAACGTGTTTGTAGGTTCTACAACCGATCTCCAAAGGTTATTAGCGCAAGATAATGAGAAGATTATAGACCATGCAGAGGATAAAGAATAGCGAGTTTGGCTATCTAGGCAATCCATCTGTTAAAAGAGACGGCGTAGAAACCCAATTCACTAAAGAAGAAGTACAGGAATATGCTAAATGCATGAACAATCCTGCGTACTTTGCTCGTACATATATAAAAGTTATATCACTTGATTTAGGTCTAGTGCCATTTGACTTATATCCATACCAAGAAAAGATGTTTCATCACTTTAATGATACTAGATTTAGTATTGTTTTAGCGTGTCGTCAGTCTGGTAAAAGTATATCTTCGGTAGTATATCTACTCTGGTATGCATGTTTTCACCCAGAAAAGAATATTGCTATCTTAGCTAATAAAGGTGCAACTGCTCGTGAAATGTTGGCGAGGGTAACTCTTGCATTAGAAAATCTACCATTCTTTCTTCAGCCTGGTTGTAAAGCATTGAATAAAGGTTCTATTGAATTTTCTAATAACTCTAAAATAATGGCGGCTGCTACAAGTGGTTCATCTATTCGTGGTTTATCTATTAACCTGCTATTTCTTGATGAGTTTGCATTTGTAGAGAATGACTCACAATTTTATACCTCCACATATCCAGTTGTTTCATCTGGTAAAGATACTAAGGTTATTATTACTTCTACTGCTAATGGTATTGGTAACGTATACCATAAGATATGGGAAGGTGCTTCGCAGGGAACTAATGAGTATAAACCCTTTCGTGTTGACTGGTGGGACGTGCCAGGTCGTGATGAAGCGTGGAAAAAAGAGACTGTAGCAAATACATCAGAACTACAGTTCGAGCAAGAGTTTGGTAACACATTCCACGGCCGTGGTAATACTCTTATTGATGCAAATCATTTACTAGCTCAAAAGTCAGAAGAACCTTTAGAATATAAAGAGAACATTTGGGTTTATGATTTACCAGAAAAGTCTCATGATTATGTCATGACCGTTGATGTTGCAAAAGGCAGGGGTCAAGATTACTCTACATTTAATATTATTGATGTAAGTAAAAGACCTTTTGAGCAGGTAGCTACTTTTAGAGATAATAATATATCACCTATGCTATTACCAGATATTGTGTATAAATATGCAAATTACTATAATAAAGCATATGTTATAATAGAAAGTAATGACCAAGGAGCAGTAGTTTGTAATGGGTTATACTATGATTTAGAATACGAGAATATGTTTGTAGAATCATCTATTAAAGCTAATGCACTTGGCGCTACAATGACAAGAAGAGTAAAAAGAATTGGTTGTTCTACAATAAAAGATTTAGTAGAACAGAGAAAGTTATTAATAAAAGACGCAAATACTATTGTTGAAATGAGTACTTTTGTAAGTAAAGGTAATTCTTATCAGGCTATAGGATCCAACCACGACGATTTAATGATGAATTTAGTCATGTTTGCATGGTTTGTTACTACTGATATATTCGAAGGTTTTGCCGATGTTAATATGAAAGATATGTTATATAAAGAAAGATTAAAAGCAATACAAGATGATATGCTACCATTTGGGTTTATACCAGAAAATGAAGATGCTCCTACTGGCGAAAAGTTGCCAGGTGACGATAATCTTTGGTTCGAAGGAGATGCATTTGATCGGTTGTTGCGGTAGGATGTGGTTATTTATAAATAATAGTAGTGAAAATAAACGTATTATGAAAAACTTATTAACTAACTCAATGAGAGGATAAAGCGATGGCATTTCAAGTATCACCAGGAGTTCAGGTCAATGAAATAGATGCATCAGGTGTAGTACCTGCGGTATCAACTTCTATTGGCGGAATGGCTGGGTCATTTAATTGGGGGCCGGTGGCTAAGATTGTAACTGTAACTTCGGAGAAAGAACTAGCAGAGACATTCGGAACACCAGATTCCAATACGTACAAATATTTCCTCACGGCGGCATCATTTTTGAAGTATGGTGGCGCTCTCAAGGTAGTTCGAGCTAAAACAGGGCATGATAATGCTACTGCTGGCGGCGGCGGACTCTTTGTGGGAAATGAAACAGATTATGAAGCACTAAACCTCGGCGGTACTAGTGAGGGAGCGTGGGTTGCTAAATACCCAGGCGAACTAGGGAACAGTTTAAAAGTAGAAGTATGTCCAGCGAATGCAACAGCATTTGGAGCCTGGGCTTATGCTTCTAGTTTTTCTGGAGTACCTGGCACCTCAGATTACGCTGTAAGTTTAGGCAAAACTTCTGCAAACGATGAACTTCATATTGCAGTAATTGATGTTAATGGAGCATGGTCTGGTAAAGCAGGAACAGTATTAGAAACTTTTGAATTTGTTTCACAAGGTTCAGATGCTAAATCATCAGACGGAACTTCGAATTATTATGTAGATGTTATTAACAATAGATCAGAATATCTCCGATGGCTAGATAAACCAACAGGTTTAACAAATGCCGGAGCTGCTATTTCTGCTACTAGCTCTTACACTACTGTAACGGCAGCTGTTAGTAATACTCTTTCTGCGGGTACAGACGATAATAGTCCTCTTGCATCTGAAATCGGAACAGGTTTAAGCCTATTCGCTGATTCAGAGACAGTAGACGTAAATTTATTGTTTGCATACCCTGATGCCGGGTCAACCGACACGGATATTGCTGGACATCTTATCACTACTGCGGTAGGTAGAAAAGATTGTATGGCATTTATATCACCACCTATCACATTATCAAGAGATTCTGCTACACCAAATAGTGCAATTACTACTTGGATGGCATTAGGTGCTATATCATCAACCTCATATGCAGCTGCAGATTCATCTGCGGTTTATGTATATGATAAATATAATGACACTTATCGTTGGATTGGTGCAGCCGGCCATCAGGCAGGTGTATGTGCTAATACTGATAATGTAGCAGACGCATGGTTCTCACCAGCTGGTGTAAATCGTGGCCAACTTCTTGGTATTACTAAGTTGGCATATAATCCTTCTAAAGGACATAGAGATGAACTTTATAAAGCAAGAGTTAATCCAATTGTATCATTACCTGGTCAAGGTACTATACTCTTTGGAGATAAAACTTTGCTTAAGAGACCATCTGCTTTTGACAGAATTAATGTCAGAAGATTGTTCATAGTATTGGAGAAAGCAATATCGACTGCTGCTGAGGCGCAACTATTTGAATTTAATGACGAGTTTACTCGTGCGCAATTCAGAAACTTGGTCGAGCCATTCCTTAGAGACATTAAAGGTCGAAGAGGTCTGACTGACTTTGCGGTTGTATGTGATCAAACTAACAACACAAGTCAAGTAATTGATTCTAATAGATTTGTGGCTGATATCTTTATCAAGCCAGCCAGATCAATTAACTTCATTACTCTAAACTTTGTGGCAACAAGAACCGGCGTCGATTTCTCTGAAATCGCTGGCGTATAAGGGAGAATAGAAAATGGCAATTTTAGGCGTAGATGATTTTAAATCTAAATTAGTGGGCGGTGGCGCTCGTGCTAACATGTTCAAAGTTACTTGTAACTTTCCAAGTTATGCTCAAGGCGATGTCGAGTTAACTTCTTTCTTATGTAAAGGTGCTCAGATGCCTGCATCAGTAATTAGTCCTATTATGGTACCTTTCCGTGGTAGACAATTACAGATCGCTGGTGATAGAACCTTCGAACCTTGGTCAGTAACCATCATTAATGATGTTGACTTTAATGTTCGTGGTGCTTTTGAAAGATGGATGAACGGTATTAACAACCACAATGAAAACACAGGACTATCTAATCCTACTGACTATCAAGCTGACATGATTGTAGAACAATTAAATAAAGCTGGACAAGTCACTAAGAAGTATGATATCCGTGGAACATTCCCTACAAACGTGAGTGCAATTGAATTATCTTATGATAGTGAAAATGCAATTGAAGAGTTTACTGTTGAACTACAAGTTCAATATTGGGAGTCCGATACTACATCATAATTTGATGTATAAATATAATAGAAGGAGGGGTTTAACCCCTCCCGATATTATTTGAGGAAAAAGAATATGGCAGAATTTTTTGGTTTTGAAATAAAACGAAAAGGTCAAGAAGAACCTATAAGGCCTTCATTTGTACCTAATACGGACGAAGACGGCACTGGTGTTATTACTACCGGCGGTCATTTTGGCGCGTATCTTGATTTAGATGGTGATAAGGCTAAAAATGAAGTCGATTTAATATTTAAGTATAGAGATATTGCATCTCAACCAGAGTGCGATGCAGCTATTGAAGATATTATCAATGAATCTATTGTTGGTGATAACGACGAAGCACCTGTTAATTTGGTTCTTGATCAATTAGAAATTTCTGATAAAATTAAAGAATCTGTAAAGAATGAATTTGAGAGTATACTAAGGTTACTTAATTTCAATGCATATGCACATGATATATTCAGAAAGTGGTATGTAGACGGAAGATTACCTTATCATATTATTATTGATGATAGTTCACCAAAGAATGGTATAAAGGAACTAAGATATATTGACCCTACTAAATTAAGAAAGGTTAAAGAAGTAGAAGAAGTACAAGACCCTAAGACTGGGGCAAAAATTATTAAGAACGAACAAGAATATTTCTTGTTCCAAGACACTAAGATGAATAGTGCAGGCCAAGGTTTAAAGATACACCCTGACGCAATATGTTATGCGACTTCAGGAATGTTATCACCTGATAGAAAGAGAATACTATCTTACTTGCATAAAGCAATTAAACCTGTTAA